AAGAAGATTCAAGGCCAAACCTTCCAAGGCGGGGCGAGTGGTGGAGGGTCGAGCTACTCCGGAACGGGCGGGGCGGCTTCGGCTGCTACTGCCGCAGGCCAAACACCGCCCGCGCCTACCCTCGACCTCGGGTTCTTGGGCGAAGGAGCACAACAGCAAGTCATCGAGACGTACGTCATCAGCGAGAACGTCACAAGCGCCCAACAAGCAAACAAAAAAATCCAAGACCAAAGCACGCTATGAGAATCGTAGAACTAATCATCGACGAAGACGCGGAGCTGTACGGCATCGACGCAATCAGCATCGTAGACCGCCCCGCCATTGAGCTCGACTTCATCGCCCTCAAAGAACAAAAGGTGTCCTTTGCGGAGGCCGACACCGACAAGCGTATCCTTCTCGGCCCTGCCCTCGTCCCGGACAAGCCTATCTACCGCAAGAACGGAGAAGACGAGTTCTACGTGTACTTCTCGAAGGCCACGGTACGGCGTGCGGCGGAGCTCTATTTGAAGCACGGCAACCAAGCCAACCACACCCTCGAACACGAACACTCCATCAACGGCCTCACCGTAATAGAGTCGTGGATGGTAGAGGACAAAGAGAAAGACAAATCTGCGCTCTACGGGTTGGACGTCCCGGTAGGTACGTGGATGGTCGCTGTCAAGGTAGACAACGAAGCTATCTGGCAGGAGTGGGTCAAAGAAGGCAAGGTCAAGGGCTTTTCGATTGAGGGCTATTTCGCGGACAAGATGAAGAAGAACCAAGACGAGGAGATGCTCTCGGAGCTTGTCCAGCAAATCGTCGACCTCAAATTTTTTGAGGCGTTGAAAAAAGAGCTCGATTCACTTGAGGATTGACGCTTTCAAATACTCATTGAAAAAAAGGACTCCATGACTATCCAAGAACGAGTGCAAGAAGTTTTTAATCGTTTCAACGTCAACCTGACGGTGAGCGAAGAGAAGCGCACCGAGATGGCGGAAGCCACACTCGAAAACGGCACGGTGATCTACACCGACGCAGAACAATTTGCAGAAGGTGTAGAAGCCTACATCATCAACGACGAGGGTGAGAACATCCCCTTGCCTCCCGGCGACTACACCCTCGCAGACGGCGGTGTCATCGTAGTCGGTGACGGCGGTGTTGTTACTTCTGTTGGCGAAGCTACCGAAGAGGTGGTGGAGGAAGTAGAGGCTTCCGAAGAAGTTTCAGAAGAAACCGAAGAGGTTGAAGCCTCCGAAGAAACGGAAGAGGTGCAAGCTGAGGAGACACCCAGCTACGTCACCAAAGCCGAAGTCGAGGAGATGATTGCTGCCGCCTTTGAAGCCCTGAACAAGGACGACAAGGAGGAGATGTCAGCCGACACTCCAGAAGAAAAAAAAGAAGAGGATCCTGTGGCTGTCGAACTTGCCGCTGTCAAGGCGGAGCTCGAAGCCATCCAAAAGAAAGCCGCCGAAGCGGGCCTGAAGCATCAAGCCCCAACGACGAAGCGTGAGCCTCTCGACCTCAAGAATCTATCAACTCAGGAGCGCGTGTCAGCTCTCCTTAATCAATTCTCAAAGTAATGAGTCTTTACAAGTTTGGCGAAAACGCCACAGTAGGCGTCGGTACTTACGCAGGAGAAGCGGCACGTCCTTACGTGTCCGCCGCTGTCTTGTCTGCCGACACCATCGCGAACGGATATGTGACCGTCCGTGAAAATGTTCACTCTAAAGCAGTTCTCCGGAAGTTCTCCGGCGTGGCTATCCAAGCCAACGACGACTGCGCGTTCTCAACCCCTGGTTCTGGTCAGTTGACTTTGGGCGAGGCTGTCTTGGCCGTCGACGCTCTGAAGATTAACGAGCAGGTATGCAACGAAGACCTCCGCGCTACGTGGGAAGGTGCTCAGATGCGCGGACAAAACTCCGCCGCTCCTGCCGACTTCACGACGTTCGTGGCTCAGTACGTTGCCGCTAAGACCGCCGAGGCTGTCGAGCGCAACATCTGGCAGGGCAAGTACTCCTCAACCGACGGAACAACGACGGGAACGTACAACTCTTTCGCAGGGTTGTTGAATAAAATCGTCGCTGCTACCCCTGCCGAAGAGGATTTGTTGACGGGTGCTACCACCGCGGCCAACATCTTGGCTCGCTTGAACGGTTTGGCTGTTCCTGCTGTCATCGCTGGCGACCCCAACACCAAGCTCTTCATGTCTCGTGCCATGAAGCAACTCTACTTCGAGGCCATCGCTGGCACGGCAGAGCTGACCTACTTGGCTGACGGATTCGCTCAGAACTACAAGGGCTACGAAATCATCACGCCTGCTGGTATGCCTGACGACACGTTCCTCTTCGCACAGCGTGAGAACTTGTACTTCGGTACCGACCTCTTGACCGACCACATCAACGCCTCTATCTTGAACTTGCGTGACGTGACGGGTGATGACGTGACTCGTGTCATCATGCAGTTCTCTGGCGGTTGTCAGATTGTGGACGAAGCTGCCATCGCAGTAGCTCGCCGCTCCAGCTAATAATTGAACCCGAGAGAAGGGGGGAGAGAACAGGCTCCCCCCGACTTTCACTAAACCCTACAACATGGCTTGTACACTAACTCTCGCAGGACGCGGAACGGGTTGCAAAGATGCTCTCGGAGGAATCAAGCGTATCTACATTGGTGAGTGGTCTGAAGGTATCTGGAACGATCCCGTTGCAGGTGAAATCGACGACGCAAGCGCGGCTTTGACCGTGTACACCTACGATATGACGCGCGGCTCTGGCTCTTTGACGCAGACCGTCACTTCAAACATCGAGGCAGGTACCGTCTACTTCGACCAAGTGTTGTCTGCTACGTTCAACAAGTTGGACGCTGCCGACATCGTGGAGATTTCAAACATCACCAAAGGCCGCATGGCCGTTATCGTTCAGGACACGAACGACAACTACTTCGTGATGGGCAACAAAAACGGCGTCGAGGCTTCCGGCGGTACCGTACAGACGGGCACCGCAGCAGGCGACCAGAACGGCTTCACGTTGGAGTTGTCAGCTCAAGAGGTCAGCGCAGCTCCTTTCTTTGATAAGGCAGGACAAACCAACGTGACCTTCACGGCTGCTCCGTAAGTTCTGAAAATATCGGGCCCACCTTAGGCCGTTATCGTTACAAGGAGGGGGAGGGCAGTTGCTCTCCCCTTTATTTTGAAGCATGATTCATCTATCTCCAAACAGCGACTCCAACACCGTCACGGTGACGCCTTTCGAGGCTCGCAAATTCCTGCCCGCTTTTACAGAATACCTTTTGGTGTTGGTCAATCAAGCTACAAAGGAACAGTTTGCGTGCATTTTCAACGTTGAATACGACAACGAGAGGTACACACAGGCCGCTCTCCCCACGAATAATGACGACCCGGTAAACGGCGAAATCCTTTTGACTCAATCGGGGCTCTACACCTACACTATCTACGGGCAAAACTCCGACTCTAACCTCGACCCAGCGGACGCCAGTGTAGTCGGGGTGTGCGAAATTGGGCCATGCAAGGTAAGCGACGAACCCGCGTGGACTATTCCTAACGTCTCTATCCCTGACAACGTTATATATTACGAGTGATGGATTTACTAAAACTCAACGAATACCAAGAACGCTCCTATGAGGAGAGACCCTCCAACGAGGGCTACGTTCAGTACGGGGACGACAACCTCTTCCCTCAATACCTCATCGACCTCTACAAGAGCAGCGCCACGCATAACGCCCTGTGTACTTCCATCGCCTATATGATCTACGGCGACGGGGTGCAGGCCGACACGTTGGAAGCTCGCCTTAAGATTGAGGAGTGGGGGTTGCAAGATGAAGTCCGGAAGGCGTGCCTCGACCTGAAGATTCAAGGAGGCTTCGCGCTGGAGGTCGTGTACAGCATCGACCGCACGACGGTTGCCAAGGTGCGCCATTGTCCCTTCGAGAATATCCGCTCGGCTGAGGTAGACAACGACGAAAACGTCAACTTCTACTACTACTCAAAGGACTGGTCGAACAAACAAATCGAGCCGGAGCTCGTGCGTGCTTTCAACCCCGAGGATTCATTAGAGTACCCCGTGCAAATCTTGTACGTCAAGCCCTTCTCTCCCGGATCGTACTACTACCCCAAGCCCGACTACATCGGCTCGATTGATTACATCGAGTTGGACAAGGAAATTGGAAAGTACCACATCAACAATATCAAGAACGGCCTCGCTCCTTCGTTCTCCATCCACTTCAAGAACGGAGTGCCAGCGCAGGAGGAGCGGCATAAGATTCGTAACGACATCGAGCGCCAACTGGCCGGGGCTACCAACGCGGGTAAGTTCATCGTAACCTACTCGGACTCTCCCGAACGTAAGCCCGACTTCGAGCCGTTCCCGCTCTCCGACGCGGATAAGCAATACCAATTCCTCTCTACGGAGGTGTCAGACAAAATCATGGTGGGACACCGCGTGGTGTCTTCGGCTATGTTTGGCGTGAAGACAGCCGGACAGCTTGGAAACACGCAAGAGTTGGAGATTGCCTCGGAGCTCTTCGACAAGCAAGTGGTGAAGCCTTACCAGCGCATTGTAAAAGACGCCCTTGAGAGCATTTTTGGAGCCGCAGGCACTCCAACTGTTGTCTCAGTTGAAGAAGTGCCGCCTATGAAGCCCGTAGAGGTCGAGATGAGCCGTAAAGCGTGCTGCAACTTGTCCGAGGAAATTACTTTGAACATCGACGCCGCAGAATGGCTCGTTGAGCAAGGCGAAGAAATCAACGAGGACGAGTGGGTTTTGATTGACGAGCGCGAATACGACGAGGAACTCGAACAAGTGCAAGATGCCCAGTGGAATTTTGCCATGCGCGTTCCCGGTGGGACATCCGACACGAACACAGCTCCTGACAATCGAAGCCAAATCGACAACGACGTGGTGAAGATTCGCTACATCTACGACGGAAGCCAAAACCCAGAGCGTGAATTTTGTCAAAAGATGATGAGTTCGCAGAGGGTATACCGCCGGGAGGATATTGTAGGCGCTAACTGGCCTGCCTCTTTGGGCGGTGCATCGGCCCGTGCGGTTAATCCCGGCTTCGGGCCAAACGGGACGGACACCTACGACCTGCTTTTGTACAAGGGCGGGCCTAATTGCAAGCACCGTTGGATTCGTCGCACCTACCTCAAGCGCAACAACCAGCGGGTGAGCGTAAACCGAGCGCGTCAAATCATCTCACAACTGCCCGAACCGCAACGCCGGGCCAACCAAATCGAGACGCAAGACCCACGCATCTCGCAGATTCCCGCAACAATGCCAAACAACGGCTACCTAAACCCTCGCTAAAATGGCACTCACCGCAGAAGTTCTCTTTGTCAACCCTGACTACATGAAGCGTATCACCCAGCTCAACGGCGGGGTGGAAGACGCGGTGATGGTTCCGGCCATCATCTTGGCACAAGACAAACACCTCCAGCAATACCTCGGTACCGAGCTGCTGGAGAAGTTGAAAGCCGACGTCTCAGGCGGTACTATCACGGGCAACTACGAAGCCCTCTTGGACGGGTACGTGCGGAAGGTCGTCGTGTGGTGGAGTATGGTGGAGCTGCTGCCCAACTTGTACGTGAAGCTCGACAACGGAGGACTCGTTATTAGGACGGCAGAGAACACCGCTGCCATCTCCGAGGCCGACCTACACCGCGAAATTGAGAACGCCCGGCAAAACGCCCAGTTCTACACGACGCGCCTCGTAGAGTATCTCTGCTACAACCTCTCTTTCTTCCCGGAGTACACGTCCAACACGGGCGCGGATATGTTCCCGGAGAAGACGGCCTACTACCAAAACGGAATGACCATCTCTCGTGGTGATGGGCAGCTTGATTCTGACCTCGCACGCAAGCTCTTACAATGACCCGCCAAGAAAACATCGTCCTCTTGCAGGCGTGGCTCGATAAGAATAAACCAAAGCCCAAAAAATGAAGCACCTCTTCTCTTTGTTTCTTGTGTTCTTGACTCTGCCCGTATGGGGTCAGGACGTATGTGGTGAGCAATGCACCCACGTAGACCACGGCTTCGAAAATTGGCTGGCTCTACGCACGGGAGGCAACAGGGAGTCGGACTATTTTACCAAGTACCTCCCGGTGGCCTTTCACGTCTTCGATGGTGCTTCAAATCCTGAGACGGTAGAGGCGGCTTTTGCTATCCTCCAAGAGCAGATGGTGGGTACAAACGTCATCCCTTGCCGCCACCAGACCAACTTCTACAACGAGTACGACAGCCTCGAAACGGAACACCCTATCTACGACGTCCCGCTCTACTACCAAGCGATGCAGGCGAACGAGATTTCAGGGACACCCGCCACCGACGTATGTAACATCTACGTCTTTTCAAGTGTGGGCTCGGGGGTAGCGGGCTTCTCGTGGGTCAACAGCAACCCCGTAAACTACACGTGGGACGGCATCTACATGAAGGCTGAACACTTGGCCTCCGCTGTCATCACCCACGAGATGGGTCACTACTGCGGCCTCTACCACACCTTCCAAAATTCTACGTGCAGCACGGTGGAGGTGGACTGCGAAAGCCAAGGCGACTGGGTATGCGACACCCCACCGACCTCGGCCAACCTTAACTGCGAGGCCCCCTTCTGTTCTGAGGCCGACTACACGAACCACATGGACTATACGCAGAACTCCTGCCGCGATCACTTCACGCCGGGACAGATTCAACGTATGCACATGATGCTCGTAAACGGAGGAAGAAGTACGGTGTGGCAGTCGGGTCTCTGCGTCGACCCCGACCTCTTGGACGTGAGTGTCTTGAGTGTGTCCAACTACAACCGATGCGACGAGGACTTCACGCCCAAGGTGCGACTCAGCAACTACACGAATATCGAAGCCGAGAACGTAGAGCTCTCGGTGGTGATGAACGGCCAACAATGGGACACCCTCGTAGACGTCCCCGCTCAAACCATCGCCACCTTTACAGGCCCGGCCTTGCAAGGTGAGTTCTTCAACGAGTACACTGGGCAAGCGTATATCTACCTCGTAGGTGACAACAACCCCGACAACAACGTCAACACCTTCGAACACCAGCCGCACCCCCACGCGGTTATGAACATCGACATCCAACACGACGTGTGGCCGGAGAGCGAGCAATGGAAGTTCTACAAAGAAGGTGGGGGAAGCTCCGCAGATCAAGGGGCCCTGTACTACGCACGCGGTGGTAGTTGGCTTTCATTCAATACCTACGACTCGTACGAGAACGGCCTTACGATGGAGCCCCTCTTTACTCACGACGAGTTCTGCCTCACCGGTGGGTGCTACAACGGATTCTTTCGACATGAGGGATACGGCAGCACCCAAGAATACTACGAGGGGAGCTGGGACTGGGACGGCAACGCTTGGGGGCCGTATGCAAATTTGGAGTGTGGCGTGAGTATCTACGTCGAGCGAGGTCAAGAAACCGACACCTTGTACGAATACCACACGACTATGTGGGGGCCGGAAGGCAATCCCTTCTGGTTGGAGGGTGGCGACGAGTGGAACCTCGGCTGGCCTTATGGCTCTTCCGCCCAGCGTGTCTACGACTACTGCGTAGAGGACGTCTACTTAGAGCCGACAGAGCCGGAGGCGAGCCCCTGCCCGGGCGACTTCAACGGGGACGGGTTTATCCAAGTCCAAGACCTGCTCGCTATCTGTACCGAGCTGGGCAAGGTGGGAGAGTGTGCGTGCGACATGGACGGCGACGACGATGTAGACGTACAAGACTTCGCTGCTTTCTTGGTCGTCTTTGACACCGACTGCGAAGGTGAGGCTCTGCCCCCTCCCACCCTGCGTGAACTTGAGGAGGCAGGCTTGCGCCCTGTGCTTGTGGATATGGCAGGGCGTAGGGTAGACACCCCCGCGCGCGGTATCTACCTCGCTCAAATCGAAATTGACGGACTGAAATTCTATACCAAGGTGGTGCTATGAACTACGACGTGTTGATAAATTTGGTGCCTTCGTTAATGGCTGCTGTTGGCGTTTGGGTATCCTTGAATTCCGAGGTCGCCAAACTCAAGGGGCGGGTGTACCGCCTTGAGAGTGACCAGAGCGAGCTGAAAGCCATGCTCAAGGAATGCGTCGAAGGCATCCACGAGCTAAAGGTTTTGCTCGCCAAAAAAGGGATGTGATGTATAAATGGTTCAAGCTCTCTGAATTCGACTCCCCCGACCGCCCCGGTACGGGTGAGCTCATGGAGCACGAAGTAGTACAAGCCCTCGACATCGCACGCGACATATACGGGTATCCTATGAAAATAACGTCGGGCTTCCGGACGGTTGAATACAACCGGGAGCTCATGAAGAAAGGATACCCGGCCTCACCCAAATCGTCTCACCTGCTCGGATGGGCTGCGGATATAGCCGTGCCCAACAACCGCAGGAGGTTTCTACTTCTCGAAGCTCTCTTGGATGCGGGCTTCCACAGGATAGGTTTGGGCGAGAACCATATCCATGTCGATATGGATCCTAACAAGTCACCAAATACCCTCTGGGTTTATTGAATGCACCTTCAACGAAAAGCGCGCACCGTCCACGCCGTCGACTGCGACCTCATCAAGCGCAAAGGCGAGCAGCATTTCCTCTTTATTTCGGACATCCACTACGACGCTATGAAGTGCGACCGTGACCTCTTGCACCGCCACCTTGAAGAGGCGCAGGAGCTGGGGGCGGGTGTCTTCATCTTTGGGGATTTGTTCGACCTCATGCAGGGGCGGTTCGACCCTCGCGGCAATTACTCCGAATTGAGGCCCGAATACAAGTCCTGTATCTACGTCGACGAGGTTATCCAAGACGTAGGGGAGAAGCTCGCCAAATATGCCGACGTCATCAAGTTCATCTCGAAGGGCAACCACGAAACGAACATCGAGAAAAGGATGATGGTTTCACCTATCGACAGGGTAGCACAAATCATCAACGCGAACGGAGGCCACGTAGAGGTAGGGGGGTATGCCGGGTGGCTCGTGGTGCAGACGCACCGAGGGGGCAGCGCACGCAAGAGGTACAACGTCCACTACCATCACGGGTACGGAGGTGGGGCGAAGCGTTCCAAGGGCATCCTCGGAGCTGACATCGACCAGAAGGATTTTCCAGACGCGGACTTCATCCTGCGGGGCCACGATCACCAAAAGTGGCACCTGCCCGTAAGTATTGACCGCATCACCCAATCGATGAAGCTGGAGCAAAGGACAGTCCACCACCTGCGGATGGGGTCTTACAAGAAGCTTGGCGACAGGTATGCGGGGTGGGCTACCGAAAAGAACTTCGCCACGCCTCGTCTTGGGGGATGGTGGGCACGTGTCAGGGAACGCAGAGACGACTACGTATGGGAAGTGCGGGAGGCAACTTAAATCCGTGGCTTGCTCTTATCTCCCGCCTCGACGTGACGGAGATATTTAAGACCAAAGGAGACCTCCGCCGCTGGAGTGCCAAGCGCACGATCGGGGGAGCGATTGTTTTCGAGGCTCTTTGGCAGATACATGAATTTGGCCTATCTTGGGAGGGCATCGTGTTATGCGGGGTTGGCATTGCCCCTCTTTGTTTGAGCTTCTTCGAGAAGCAATAAGTTTCATTTTCTACAGGTAGGGAACCCTCCGAAACGTCGGGGGGTTTCTTTTTGCGAAAATTTTTTTTCGGTTTTGCTTGACAAATGAAAATTTGTTTCTATCTTTACCACATGAAACGAACACAAACCCCCAACAAATCATGAGCAACTATTGGTTCAAACGCTACTGCATTAAGTCGGACTAAATCTCGACGGCAGACAATTTACACCCCTACCATGCCAAACACACACAGCACCAAAGGGCACGACCTCGCGTGGGACATCTGCACCCGCCTTCGTGCAAACGAATTCAAAGACCTGACCCTCGGCGAGATTGACGACTTCCGCCAAGTCATGGCCGATTTTCTTGACCTCAAAAAAGAATGGTAAAATGAAACCCAACAACCTTTAATACCATGAGAAACAGCGATTGTTGCGACTGGCCCAGCGACGAGGATATGGGCATCTGCTTTCGATGCGGAGAGCATTGTGAATTTTTAGACGACGAAGAAGATGAATGACAAATAACTCCTCGACAACCTCAAACTTTTAATACCATGCCTAAACCCAACGGAATTTCTCACACGGTCTACCCAGACCAACCCTGCTCCGACTTCCACGAATGGACGGCGTACATCACAGGCAAAGAAATTGAACGCGAAGCCGACCAGTTCAAGGCGTACTGCGATCAGGTGGTAGCCGACTTCCAACGCGAAATCCAAGAGGAGCTCAAGGACTTCCACACCAAGTTCGATTCTTTGTGGGCTGACTTCAAAGAGCAGCTCAAGCGATGAACACTTACGAAGTCATGTACTTTCGTGGCTACGACCACGACGACTGGGACAAGCTCACTGTCACGGCATACACCGAAGCCGAAGCCAAGAGCAAAGCAGAAGATGCCGTGCCCCCCGGCTGTCGTGTGAAGAAGATAAAACTAATTCAAACCAGCGCGGAGACGCGCACAAACCCTTGTAACATGGCACAAGCCACCATCTCGCGGATTGAACCCGCAAACCCTCCCACGTGGAATGGATCACACGGTACGATGTACGCCTTTGACGTCGACCTCTCCGACGGCACCCAAGGCTCTGTCAACACCAAAAGCCCGGACAAATGGAAAGCCGGGGATGCGGTAGAGTACACCGCCCAACACACGCACCACGGGGTGAAACTCAAACTCGACAAGCCCGGATTCTCCGGAGGCTTTACCCCTCGCGCTGGCGGCAACGACGACGCGACCAAAGGCATCATCGCTTCGTGGGCTGTGGGTATTGGAATGCAGGTAGCCGACACCTCCGCACCCAACTACGACCAACAGGTGATGCAGTACGCACGCCTCGCGTTGGAAGCTCGTAAGTCCCTCAAGCACGAAGTCGAGGTATGATGTGGTTTGACCATACACCCAAGGAGACGGGGTGGTATCTCTGCGCGTGGCCTATGGGCGACGGGTATGTCTACGACGTAGGCAAGTGGGACGGCAAGGAATGGCTTACCTCCATGACAGCGGAGCCGCGCCTGTGGCAGGAGATACAAAGCCCCGACAAGCAGTGGGACTATTTAGACGAACTATATCAAGACGCACAATGAAAAAGAAAATGTGGGATGCCCAAAGCACCAAAGCCCTCGTGACCAATGTCATGAGCGGCACGGTGGACAACGTAGAGCTGGCAAAGATGATGAACGTTTCTACTCATCAGATCTACAACAAAAGGAAAGCGCTCGGACTTACCGAGAACAACAAACCACTCCACGACCCAGTGGATACAACCAGAGCGAGAGCTCCTTGGACTATGGAAGAGGACGAGATTGTCAAGATGATGTGCGACGAAGGCAGGAAAGACAAGGAAATAGCCGAATACATTGGGCGGAGTGTTGTCGCCATTGAAAACCGCCGCAACAAACTCCACCGGGAAGGTTTGATGAGCAGCCTTACCAACGTGAAAAACGATTCTCGCCTCTTCAAAAAACAAGACGAGCCCGTTCAAGCGAAGGAGGTTCAAACCAAGACAGAGGTGTCTTTCTTGTGGGGCATGGTCAAATTCACCAAAGCATGAAAGAGTATATCAAGAAGCACTTTGGAAGTCAAGTAAACTGCGCTCGTGAGCTGGGGGTAACCCCGGCCACGGTGCAGAACTGGGTGAAGAAGAACCCCCGGGGCATCCTCAAGTACGGCCCCGAGATTATTGCCACCAAGGATACGACGTGGCTCCAGCTCGAAGGAGAGGTCATGTACCGAATTCACGAGATAGAAGAGCTCGAACCAATAAAGGAGACGTGAAGCACGCGTCTCTCTTTTCCGGAATCGGAGGCTTTGACCTTGCCGCCGAGTGGATGGGCTGGACAAACGTCTTCAACTGCGAGTGGGAGAAGTTCCCACAGCGCGTACTAAAACACCATTTTCCAAATGCCAAACAATACGGAGACATCAAAGAACTCGACGCGACAGCTTACGCTGGACGAATTGATATACTCACAGGAGGATTCCCCTGCCAACCCTACTCACTTGCAGGAAAGCGAAAGGGAAAAGAGGACGAGCGCCACTTGTGGCCAGAGATGCTGCGCGTTATTCGAGAATGCGCCCCGCGCTACGTCGTGGGCGAAAACGTTCGCGGGCTTGTTGGTTGGAATGGAGGGTTGGTCTTCGAGGAGGTGTGCGCTGACTTGGAAGCTTGTGGGTACTCCGTACAACCGTTTATACTTCCAGCTTGCGGCGTCGGCGCTCCCCACCGAAGAGATCGCGTCTGGTTTGTTGCCTACCGTCAAGACATTGGATCAACAAAAACAAAGGACGCTGAACGAAAATGGGGAAAACGTGAGCCAAACGACAGGCACGAAGTACGGAATACATCTGACACAAATGGCCGAGTCTGGAATGCTCCCGACACCGACGGCCTTCGACTACAACACTCCGAGAAGTCAGGAAGCGTGGGACAAAGCAAAGGAGAAGCACGGGGACGCGCTACAAAATCCGCTCAAGCAGATGGCGGCATTCGGAATGCTTCCGACACCCAAGTGCCAAGAGGAGAGGGGCAACGCTTCGAAGGACCGGGGCAAGTTCAACCTGACGGACGAGGTGGCAAGAATATGGAAGCCGCCTGGGAAAACTTCCCAACTTTCCCCCCTGTTTGTGGAGGAGATGATGGGCTTCCCAAAAAACTGGACGGCATCACCTTTCCAAAGTGGAGAAGAGAATCCATAAAAGCATACGGGAACGCCATCGTACCTCAAGTCGCTTTGCAGATATTTAAGGCCATCAATGAGTACGAAAATGGAACGTGAATTTAAGGGGGTATGGATCCCCGCAGAGATATGGTTGGACAAGCGTCTCACGATTTGCGAAAAGGCTTTCCTCGCCGAGGTGGACTCTTTCACGGGCAACGGCAAGACCTTCCACAAGTCCAACGAGACAATTCAGGAAGAGTACGGAATCGCACCTCGTACCGTTCAAAGGATGGTCAAGAAACTCGTCGAGCTTGGTATGCTCAAGAGCAAGTTCAACGGTCGAACGCGACATTTGAGCACAGGCAGCCTCGCCAAAATGACGGGGCAGAGTCGCCAAAATGACGAGTCTGCATCGCCAAAATGGCGACATACTAATACAATAGAGAACACAATAGACAATACATCAAAAAAGAAGGGGGTGGTGTTGCCTTTTGAAGGGAAGGAATTTGAGGAGGCTTGGGGAACGTGGTTGCAGGAGCGCCGCGATCGTGGCACCAAGCGATACACCCCGCGCGGCGAACAAGCCGCCCTCCATAAATTGCAGAACGATTCACAAGGCGACGAGGCCACAGCCATCCAGATAATCCACCAAAGCATAGCCAACGGGTGGCAGGGTCTCTTCGCTCTCAAACAAACACACAATGCAAAACAAAATCAACGCTCTGGCCCGGCAGACGGAAGCCTCATTGCAGAACATCTCCGCCGCCTCGCGAATGAGTCCGGCCAAAGCATGGGCTGAAGGAACAAATGTGCTGGCCGCCTTCCGGATGAACCCAGCCCACACCGAGGCCACCCTCATCCTGCTCCTCAAAGAGACGCTCAACTACCTCGACTATTCCAAAAGCATCACAGCCGACAGGGACGTCTTGGATGCGGTACACCACCTGCGCGATACCTTCCCGGCCATGAAGCTCGAAGAGTGGGCTATCATCATGCACCGACTCAAAACCGGAGAATACCGCCCGGGATACGAGCGTTTGAAACTTCCCGAGTTAGTCGATATATTTCAGCAGTACGAAGGCGAACGCGCAGCCGTCAGGGAGGGCAACTGGAACGAGCTTAAGAAGCACGCACCCGAACGCCTCAACGACGACCAGCTCGACAGCCTATACGAAAACTACAAGAAGCGCCGTGAAGCGGAAACCAAAGAGCTCCAAAAGGGGGCAGACATCAAACGAGTCCCGGTCAAAAACGGGCGGTGGGAACACATCCCGTACCCGAACTCCCAACCGGAGCGCGATGGTGAAGAAGGTGGACACGGTGTTCAGTCAGTACATACGCCTCCGGGCGAGTGATCACCGAGGCATGGGAGAGTGTTACACCTGCGGGTCTATGCGGCATTGGTCGGAAGTAGACGCTGGGCACTTTATGAGCCGGGCGTGTATGTCCACCCGCTGGGACGAGCAGAACGTCCAGTTCCAGTGCAAGAGGTGCAACGGCTTCCGGTCGGGTGAGCAGTTCCTCTTCTCCCAACACCTCGACAGCCAGTACGGGGAAGGCACCGCCGACGCCTTGTACATCAAATCGAAACAGACGTACAAGCACACACCCCAAGAGCTCGAGAGTATGTACCGCCACTACAAGCGCCTCGTCGATGAGATTAGAAGCACGAAGGGACTTTGACGCGTGGTTCTCTGGGCACTACGACGAGCTCGTCCAGCTCGCCCGTAAGCTGCACCGCGACCCTCACGACCTCGTGCATCACACATACCTCGAATGCGTCCTTCGGATAAGACGCAACGACGAAGTGGTAAGGAACCTTCCGGGGTACTTCCACCGCTCTATGTTCCACGCCTCGGTGGGAGCCTTCCGCCGCCTGTACAGGATAGAAGACGCCACCCCGCAAAACCTCGTCAGCGACTACGACCTGTCCGACGCCATCAAAAAGGAGGAAGCCCTCATCCTCACAAATCACCTCGCATGGTTTGACAGAACGGTTCTTTCTCTATACCTTGACGGATGGAGTATGGCCGAACTCTCGCGGGAGTCAGGTATAAACGTCTCCGTCTTGTACGAAAGCATCTCACAAAGCAAAAAACAACTCCGCCGTGTTATTCGTCAACGCACATCTAAGAGCTGAAAGGCTGGGCACCTGCCAAGCTTGCGAGCACTACGTCGCCGCTACCAAGTCGTGCGGGCCTCTCGTAACGGAAGCCTTCACCGACTCCCCTCTCTGCGGGTGCTTTATGCCCGCCAAAACCAAACTGAAAACCGCCTCTTGTCCCTTGGGCAAGTGGGAAGCCACCGTCACCAGCGACGACGTAGCACAGATCAAGGAGTTTCTCGAACGAGACAACAGATACCGCACTGCGGGAGAGCTCACTATGCTCGCCAACAAATACCTTGGAGCAGGCAAGAAGGCGTCTTCGTGTTCTTCCTGCAACCGCAAACTCTTAAATGAACTTCAAACCCTTGTAAAAAATGCCGATACCTAAACCGACACCCGAGGAGAGCCTCGCGGAATTTATGAGCCGCTGTATGGGCGACGCTCAGATGGAGAAAGAATACCCCAACGACCGCCAACGTGTGGCAGTATGCGCAAGACAATGGAAGGAAAAGTAACCCAAAGCTACTGGCTCATGGTGGGGGCGATTGATATGCCCCGCACCTACGGACGCGAAGCAGCCATCAGAAAGTGCCACCGTGCCGCGTACCGCTGGGGCTACGACTGGGAGGAAGTTGTAGCACGCAACCGCGCCCGCGACATGGTAGAGTGCCGTCAAATTATAGCGAAGTATCTTCGTGACCAAGGCTGGATGCTTAACGCCGTCGGTAAGTTTCTGGGCGGACGCGATCACTCCACCGCCCTCTACTCCGTAAAGCAAGCCGAGCACCTCCTCGACTACGACAAACCCTTCCGGGCCAAATACTACGAATTCATGAACGCATGACCCTACGCAAAGTCAAGAGGCTACTAAACGAAAGCGACGACTTCCTCGTCTTCACCATGAAGAAAGGAAGCGACGACACGGCCTCCTTTGGGGTCTACTACCAGAGCCTTGAATCTTGGGAGATACTCCTAAACCTCGCCGTATCCGATTACCACATACGAGAAACACTCCGCAATGTCCTTAACACAGCCGACGCGTATCGCGACCAGCAAACTGAAGACGAGTCCGAATAACCCTCGGCTTATCAGGTTCGACAAGATGGAGAAACTCAAAGCCTCCATCACCGAAGACCCGGAGCTCATGGAAGCCCGCCCCCTCATCGTGAACCAAAAGATGGAGGTAATCGCAGGCAACCAACGCTGGAGAGCGTGCGTCCAACTTGGATGGGAGGAGGTACCCTGCGTGGTAGTCGATTGGGACGAGAAGAAACAAAAGCGGGTCATGATCAAGGACAACATCTCCGCCGGGGAATGGGACTGGGATATACTCGCCAACGAGTCAGAACCCGAAGAGCTCCAAGAGTGGGGCCTCGATATCCCCTTTGAATCAGAACCCACCGAACAATCAAAAGAACCCAAGCAATGCAAGCACTGCGAGAAGATGATTCCGTGACAAAGGAGGACAAGTTAGAGCCAAAAAAGGCTGCGATGGTTGAAGCCCTTACCAAAGCCTTGGGAGTGGTCAAGATGGCGTGCGAGTCCTGCGGCATCTCACGGAACACACACTACCGTTGGCTCAAAGAAGACCCGGCATACAAGGCAGCGTGCGACAACCTGCCCGAGGTCGTGTTGGACTTTGCAGAACACCACCTCCACAAGCTCATCTCCCAAGGCAACCCAGCCGCGACTATCTTCCTTCTGAAGACCAAAGGCAAGGGGAGAGGGTACGTCGAAAGACAAGAGATTGAGGTGGCCGAGAAGAAGCCCCTCTCGTGGTTCGTGTCTGACGACTCTACTGTATCGTGAACGAGCAGACCCAAAAGAAGAAGGGCTACAAGCAAAGACGCAAGTTTAAGGCCCTGCTCAACAATCGCGGGATTGAGTGGAGCGAACCATCTCCCGGTCACTTTCGGATAGGGGACATTGTGTACTTCTACCGTGCCAAGAAGTACCAAAAGAAAGGCAAATGGTACGCCTTCACTTCACATGAGGAATTTTTGCAGAGCTTGTGAGGCAGCCCGCCACATACTACCACGT